AATTGAGAATAAGACTACTGAAGTTGATCCATATGGTGAGCAGATAGTTGAAATGGAAAATAAAGCATTGCAAGAGATTAACTTTGACAAGATTAATCAATTGACACGTACCATGGAACATCAAAAATTCTTGCTGGATATTTTAACTAGTAAAGATAGTTTTGTTCGTAAAAAGATTATTGACCAAAATCTATCATACTTGAATAGTAGGTTAACACATTACTTGGATAAGATTGGATTACCGCATCAAGTAATATTTAAAAATGATTTGCAAGTTGAGATTACCGAATTAGGTAGAGAAATGGATTTCTATAATTTGTCAAGGGGAGAAATGAATAGAGTTATTCTAGCATTATCTTGGGCATTCCGTGATGTTTGGGAAAACTTGTATTCCCCAATCAATTTGTTGTTCATTGACGAACTATTAGATAACGGCACAGATGGTGTTGGGGTTGAGAATTCTATTGCGATTCTAAAAGATATGACTCGCCGCAGACATAAATCAATCTGGCTCGTTTCTCATAAAGAGGAATTAGTAAATAGAGTTCCTAACGTCCTTCGTGTAGTTAAGGAGCATGGATTTACCACGTATGATACCTCAGTAAACATAGAATAATGATAAATAAAAGTGTAGTCCACGAGTCTCTAACCTCTCCGACTACTCTAATGCTATTCATTTACAAGGAGCACCAGCATGACTATTTATAACAAAACTATACCTTATATCTATAAGTGGATTCATATTCCATCCGGACGGTGGTATATTGGATCTAAGATACGCAACGGTTGGAATCCATCACGCCATGAAGAATATATATGTTCCAGCAAAGAAGTCAAACCAATGATATTGAAAAACAGAAATGAATGGGCTTTTGAAATATTACACATAGGTGAGGCAGGATATGTTGCCGAGTTAGAGCGTGTACTTCTTAAATCACTCAATGCTAAAGATGATACAATGAGTTTTAACCAACACAACGGAGACGGGTTATATAACCGGTACGGTGTTAAAGAAAATTCAATTACTAGACAACGTAAAAGTAAAGCTAGAATAGGTAATAAAAATCCCATGTACGGTAAAGTTGGAGAGAAGTCTCCTCATTATGGGAAAAAGTACGATGATAGTAGAAAACAGAATCAGCGTATAGGTGTACAAAAATATGCAAAAAATAGACCAGCTTCTCATAATGAAAATATTAGCAAATCTCTTACTGGAAATTCAAAATTAGCTGACCGAATGAGGGGTGACAAAAATCCAATGTATGGAATTCCTGCGTCTGACTACAATAAAGCAATGACAAAATTAAAAAACTCAGGTGAAAATAATCCCATGAAGAAACTTAAAAATCAAAAAGTATGTGAACATTGTAATCGGACAATAGCAAAAAATCATTATACAATGTTTCACGGTGACAAGTGTAAATTTTCAGGGAGCGTTAAAACAGCATAAGTATATGTCTATGTCAAGTCCACAGAAAAACAAAGGTTCAGGTTTTGAAAGAGAAATCGCTAAATACTTATCCGATAAGTATAGTGAAAGTTTCATTCGTGCACCTGGATCAGGTGCTTATGTGGGCGGGAAGAATCAACACAGAACAGAAGTATTACACGAAGGACAGATTCGTTCGTTCAAGGGTGATATTGTACCAGGACAATCATTTGTCAAAATGAATGTCGAGTGCAAGTTCTATGCTGATTTTCCCTTTCATCTATTGCTTACGGGGGAATGTAAAGTAATAGATGCATGGATCGGACAACTTATGGATGTAGCTGACCCAAATGATGTAAACATTATTTTTATGAAGTTTAATCGTAAAGGCAGATATGTTTGTGTACAAAGCAAACTAACATGGGTTGCGGATAATTTTACTTATTATACATCTCAAAAACACGGAGACTGGATGATTTTTGAATTTGAAAGTTTCTTCTTACATAATACTGATTTATTAAAATCATATTGTTCAACTGACACCAAGTCAACATTAAATAATTCCCAATTAACAATTAATATATAGTAACAATTTGCTGGCTCAGTTTGTGAGTCCTCCTTGAGTTTGTACAGATTGTGCTGTGCTGACGGATCTGGAGTATGCATGAACAGTAATGTTCATGGAAAACCGAGAAGGCTCTCGTCAAAGCGAACCTTCAATGAGTTTATATCCAATTCTATCTTGCGGATATAGAACATGCGTTGTCGAAGAACCAATTGAAAGACATTGGCAGCTTCACTACAGTCCCAAAAACACTACAGGACAACCGGTTGCGTATAATGTCAGAAATAGGCGATTATACGGGGAATAGATGGCAAAGGTCGACGGTCATGGCAAACATGCGTTTAACCATTGGTAGTGCAAAATTTGCACTACCATGGCTCTCTAATCGGCAATATATATCCGATACAATAAAGTTTTTGAGAGTACAGAATTGTAGAAAAATAAGACCGAACGAAGTGAGGTCTTAGATGGGCGTTAAGCCCATCTGTTAAAGAAACAACCCGATGTTAGATAAATGAATAATTATGGATGTAATAAATAGAACTTTACTTTTTTAGAAAAATGCAAGACCTGATTTTTTAGTAGTGTCTAGGTTCTCAGCGATAATATCACTTATTGCATTTCTTTCATCTGCGGACATGTTCAGAACATCCTCATAGGATACTCCTCCCCGCATATACCAAGAAAACTTTAATGCATTTTTCTTAATATCTTTGCATTCATTTTCCATACCATCTAACAGCTTCTGGATCTTTTCAGGAGGCAAATTCAGAAGCCTTATCCGAAAAAATCAGTGACATTCAATGCTAATGCTTGATTGTATTCATGCGAACAATTTACACATTTAATTTTTTGTGGTTTAGTTTGTGAATTTATTCTGATAGTTGAAATAGTTTCTCTAATAGATTCATATATGTTTCTATCGCATTGTGCTAGAAATTCAGTGATGAAATCACTATTTGTAACTATTTGATCTGGTAATATTATAGAATCAATAGTTAACGCAATCACTGCCATATTCATTTCTGACAATTTCTTTATGGTTTCACTTGATTTAGTTTGTCTAATTTGTGCATCCTCAATTGCTTCTAGTACTGCAATTTCACGTTGCATTTCAAATTGAACTAAATTTCCTTTATTAACTTCTTTATAAGATAGTGGTCTAAACTTTATTTTTAAATCACCTATTTCTAATACTTTATTATAGTCATCACCTTTAATAGTTGACAGTATTTGTATTAAATTGACACCGTATTTACCCTCATTGTTACAGCTTGGGCATTCAGACATTATTTCTAATTCATTACCATTAGATGCGGCACGAATAGCTATTAAGATAGCATCCAAATCCATACTTGGAATTGACCAAGGGTCTTTTATTCCGGGAATACAGCTTTTAACCAGATCAACTACTGCGCTACCGTTGAACAATGCATCTGGTGTTTTAGTAGTTATTTCATCAATAGCAGTCATAGGATAAACTGGAAGTTCGCCTGTTTCGGGCATATCAATTGCTCCTGCAGGATAATATGCACCTTTACTAGGTAGGGTAAGGTGCAATGCAGGTCTACGGAAATACTGAGTTAGTGGGTTGTTCATTGATAATTCTCCAAAGTATGTATTTTTATAAACAATAAATACAAGTGAACTATTTATAGTTCCAATATTACGGAGTAAAATTAAATGGCAGATTTATCGGGAGCATCCGACGACATTGAAAAGTTCATTGAGGCTGTACGAAAGGCAACCTCAAGTCTGTCCGACGGCACTAATTTAGCTGACGAATTACGAGGTGAAGAAAAAGACAGCACTAGAGCAGTAATTAAAGAATTTGATAAATTAGGGGGTTCACTTAAAGACCATGATAAAGTTGTTGACAAAGACACTGCATCACTAAAAGAACGTGCTAAAAATGAAAAGTTAGTAAATGACCAATTAATTGCTTCAGGAAAAATCCGTGCTGATGCGACAAAAGAAGAAATTGAAGCGTACAAATTAACACAGAAGCAAAATGAAGCCTTCCGCGCCCAATTGGAAGCAATGGGTAAGTATTTAAATGAAACCGGAAAAGTAATTGATACTACCGTTAGATTATCAGCCGCACAACAAACACAAGTAAATAAAGAAAAAATAAATTCTGAAAAACAGAATAAACAAGACCAAAACAAGTTTGAAGTACAAAAGCAATTAGCTACAACTTTTTCTGCGGTTGGTTTAGCCGGAATTGCACTAAAAGCAGGATTTGATTTATTACTCGCAGGCGTTCAGGGTACTTACCAAGGTATGCTTGCAATGCAAGAGATGTCTTTGGCAGGTGTAGAAGACGATACCAAACGGGCTGCAGGTGCCGCTAAAGTGGCCGAATCATTAGCATCAACATACAATATTTTAGGTATCGCTGCTTTAGCCGCTGCTGCAAGATTGGTATCACTGGGCGGACCGACTGCCTGGGTTCTTGGAGGGATTGCGGCAGCAGCTGGGTTAGCTGCTAAAGCGTTAGGCGCAGAAAAAGAACTAGAAGCTATACGAGGTAAACAACAAGCTGAACAATCAAAAAATCTATTTCTAGGTTTTCAAAAACTATCTAATGCTTCATTAGTGGGTGCTGAGGGTATTACCGGTTTATTTAATGATTTGCAAAAGATGGGACTTACTGTATCACAGTTTGAAAAATTTAACAAAGTAGTGTCTGGAAGCGGAAAAGAACTGGCAATGTTTAGTGGGACAACAATTGCAGGAGCAAAAGAGTTTAGTAAGCAAGCAGGTGAATTACTTAAATCAGATTTTGGTAAAACACTAGAGATAATGGGTATAGGAGCAGAAGAACAGTTTCAGCATCAAATGTCATTTATGACCATCCAGTCTCAGTTTGGGCTAAAAGTAAATGGGGATATAAAGAAAGCTACTTATAATTATATTGCTGAACTTGACAAAATAGCAGTTTTAACTGGTGCAACACGGAAAGAACAAGAAACTGAACGAAAATATATAATGTCAATGAATCAATTACGTGCTGCCATGATTGAAGCAGAAATAAAGGGTGATAAAGCAAAATTAGCAGAATTAAAACTTGCCGCAGAAACTGCGGCAAGAGTGGCTCTTGTTGATAAACAAGCTGCCGAAGGACTTGCAAAATTCTTTGCTGCCGGTGGAGCAGTAGATGAAGCATCCGCAAGAGCATTTCAAGTTTTTGGCGGTGCAGATGGAGTAATTGAAAAGATTAAATCCGGCAATACAAATATAACGGAATCCTATTCCACTGCGGTAAAACAATTATATGCTATGGAAGGTAGATTTGCATCTACTACTAAAACGAACGGAGGAATTGCGGGAGTAACTTCAACAGAACCCGGCGGTGTTGGTAAAATAGCAGATGCAAATACTGCACTTATGAAAGCTGAAAAAGCAGCTACAGAAAATAATAAAACTATAAGCGGTCTAATAGACTGGTTGAAAACAAATATAAGTGAGGAAACTAAACTGCAAGTTGAACGAATGAGGAGAGAAAGAGCAGATAACTTAAACGCGGATATTATGACTAAAGCAGGGTATCAGTTTGGAGATGCAACTAAACTTCAACTTGAAGCCGCTAAAGACTTTATATCTGGGAATAGCATTTTTTCAATGGCTGCGAATTCACTTGCTGAGGTTTTTAAAAAATTAATACCAGTATTAAGCGGTGCATTATCAGCAGGAGGCACAGCAGTAGTAGGAGCAGCTAAAGGAGTAGCATCATCTATTTCAGGAGCAGCATCAAGTGCTTTGGGAGGAATTACTAGTGCATTTGGCGGAGGCGCAGCACCAGCAGCATCAGGAGGCGCAGCATCAGGAGGCGCAGCATCAGGAGGCGCAGCATCAGGAGGCGCAGCATCAGGAGACGCAGCATCAGGAGGCGCAGCATCAGGAGGCGCAGTGCCGGAAGCATCAATGCAACGCATGAACCTGAGTGTTCCTAATGCCGCGGGACCGGCAGCAGTGCCGGAAGCATCAATGCAACGCATGAACCTGAGTGTTCCTAATGCCGCGGGACCGGCAGCAGCATCAGCGGCTGCTGCGTCAACAAAACCTAGCGGATCCGTACAAAAATTATTAGATTACATTGGAATTAAAGAAGCACGTGGACAGTATGATATGTTAGTAGGTGGAAAATCCAAATCAGATTTAACATCAATGACTGTGGCCCAAGTCATGGATTTTCAGAAAGAAATGTTAAACAGTAAAAAATTTGAAACCAGTGCTGTAGGCAAATATCAAATTGTCAAAAAAACCCTTGCAGGGCTAGTAAATAATGGCGTTATTAAATTAGATGACATATTTAATTCTACTACACAAGACAAAGCAGCAATTGGATTACTTAAAGAGAAGGGTCTAGATGCTTATCAAAATGGAAAACTTGCTAAAGACATCTTTGCTGATAGGGTAGCAAAAGTTTGGGCCAGCTTGCCTCTTGCATCGGGGAAAAGTGCCCATGATGGTGTAGGCAGTAACAAGGCAGGTGGTAGTAGAGCAGAATACCTATCAGTATTTGCTAAAGAAGGTGGAATAGCAAATGGTCCAATGTCGGGTTATCCTGCAACATTGCACGGTAATGAAATTATATCTCCGTTGAGTCCTAATAGTATTTTAGAACAATTAGGAAAAACTTCAGTAGCATCTGTTAAATCAATTATAAATTCATCAAGTAATAGTTCAACTACAAATAACAATAATGATATATTAAATGGATTGTTTGATATGATGGTATCTAAACTGGATACAGTAATTGACAAATTAGATAGTGGCAATGACATATCTAAGAAAATCGTTAAAGCAATGGCTTAACGCTAAATACTAGATAATATTATGACCTACAAAAAACGTTTTACAAATAAAAGTGGTATCTCTAGCCCAATTGGTGGCGGAAATAGCAATGCTGGCGCCTGGAACGGTAGCCCAGGACAAAATGGTTCTTCAACTGGTGGTTGGAACAATCATGAAATGGGCTATAAAAACTACATGAGTAGACTTCCAGAAGTCTATACAGGGCATCCAAATCGTATTGAACGATATAATCAATATGAAATGATGGATGTTGATGCTGAAATTAACGCATGTTTAGACATTATTTCAGAATTCAGTACACAGAAAAATGAACATAACGATACTCCATTCAATCTAGCATTTACACAAGATCCAACACCGCATGAAGTAGAATTACTTAAAACACAATTACAACAATGGTGTAAACTAAACGAATTTGGAACACGAACATTTAAAATCTTCCGTAATACAATAAAGTATGGAGATCAGGTATTTGTAAGAGATCCAGAAAATTTCAAACTATACTGGATTGATAATACAAAAATTATTAAAGTTATTGTTAACGAAAGCGAAGGTAAGAAGCCTGAACAATATGTTATTAAAGACATTAATATCAACTTACAGAATCTTACTGTAGCTACAAAAACAAACACAGATTTTGCTGCTAATCCGGCAACTGGTATGGGCGGCACTGGTGGTGGCGGTGCAGGTGGCGGTTATACAGTACCGGCTATGCCCTACAATACTACTGGTAGTCGTTTTACATTGGGACAAAGTGAAAGTGCAATTGATGCAAAACATATTGTTCATTTAAGTTTAACTGAAGGACTAGATAGATTTTGGCCGTTTGGTCAATCAATCCTGGAGAACATCTTTAAAGTCTATAAGCAAAAAGAATTGCTAGAAGATGCGGTTCTTATCTATCGTGTACAACGTGCTCCGGAACGTAGAATGTTTAAGATTGACGTTGGTAACATGCCAAGTCATTTGGCTATGGCTTTCGTTGAACGTATTAAGAATGAGATACATCAAAGACGTATCCCATCAGTTCACGGTGGTTCAGCAATAGTTGATGCTACATATAATCCTTTATGTTTAGATTTAGATACTAAAATTCCTTTATTAGATGGTAGAACTCTTACCTTGAAAGATATTATTGATGAGTTTGAAGCTGGTAAAGAAAATTGGGCTTACAGTTGTAACCCAACAACCGGTAAAGTAGTGCCGGGTGTAATAAACTGGGCTGGTATAACTAGAAAAGATACT